TACCTGTGCTGCTCAAATTTCCAGTAGATGATATTAGAGTAAGAGTATTTGTTGTAACTCCTACAGTATAAAATGCTTCAAGTAATGATGATGTTGTATTTAATCCAGATATTGAAATGATATCACTATCTTTGAAATTATGAGGATTCTTTGTGAATAAAACAAGATTTCTTTTTTCTTCTGTTGGATATATTTCTACATTTGAAATACTACTAGTTGCTACACTTATTGTATTAATAGGTTTTCCATATATTTTAGATACTTTAGCAGAAGATCCATATCCTCCTTGTAAATTTTCATTGTTGAATGTAATACTATCATCTACTTTATAATTATTTCCTCCGGTTACAATTCCAACATTCTCTACCGCACCAGGTGATGCTGATTTTATATCAACAGTTTGATTTAATTTATTTGGAATATTTAAATATGGATATGAACTATTTTCATCAATTAAATTGTATGGATAAGTATTTCTCATCCATTGGGTTTTATTTAAATCAATATATTTTTGATTTGATAACTTATCAAAATTAAAATCAATTGGTTTTGATCTAAAATTATTCCCAATAATATATGGGAATGTTGGTTGCTTATATCCTATAAATGGTCCAGAAGAGTCTACTGAAATATTATTAATAGTTGCAAAATATGCATAAGTCCCATTTGGAAATTCTGGAGTAATACAATATCTTCCATTATTCTCATCCAATACTGTTTCATCATCTCTATTATAATAAGTATAATCTTCTACAAAAAATCCAACAGGGAAATTATCATTTACTGGAGGTCTATTTGTTTTCAAATCAATCTTATATCCAGATTTCATCTGAGATACTATTCCACCTTGATTTTTTAAGTATCCATAGGGACCATATATTGGATTTCCATCATAAGCCCATCCTATAATTGGAGAATGATCGGTAGATAAAATTTCTGAACCATTTACTTTTTTTAGATCTGCTGTTTTATATAAAATATTTCCACCCTGATCTGATGCATATAAAATTTCTCTAAGTTTTCTTGGTGCATATAAATGAGTATATTCCAATCCATACTCACTATTCAAACCTTCTGAAATTATTCCATCATCATCTGTTATAGATTTAAAATATTTTTGAAATAAATTTACTTTCCAAGTTTGTATTTTAGATTTAAATACTGATTTTGTTCCAGAAGAAATTACTTCTATTTTTGTAGTTTCTTGAGTATAATTAACTCCACTTTCAATAATATTTACTGATACTATTTGCCCATTTTGTATAATAGGAGTTAAGACTGCACCATTTCCAACTCCACTAATGTATAATTTTGGAGAAGAATTGTAATTATTTCCGGTTTTGTTTATTATAACATCTACAATTTTTCCATCTATTGACACAACTGGTGTTAATATTGCATCAGATCCACTATCCAAAGTAAAATTTGGTTCACGATAATAATTTAAAATTTCCGATGAACCATATCCAACTCCACCATTCGTTAAATGGAATGATGTAATGGTTCCTCTAAATATTGGTTGAATTTTTGATTGGAATGTTTCTCCAGACACTGAAGAAATTCCAACATTTCCAATAATTTCAACTAAAATATCTGGATAATTAAATGTATGTGTTCCTGATCCAACTGATGAAAAATCAATATATTGATTTGTTGTGTAATAAAAATCTTGATTAGTTAGACCAACTCCAATTTGAGATAGTTTAAATTGGTTATCATTAACTTTTGATACGTAATAATTTGTGTTATTTTGTAATCCACCAATTACAGCATCATCGTTAGTATATGTTACAATTTCTCCAGATTTATAATCGTGATTTTTGATATAAACTAATCCAAGTGAAGTATTAATACCACTTGATCCGGTTGTTCTTTTTTTATTCTCGTACCCACTACCAGAATTTATTACACTAATTGATCCTATAATAGATTTCTTATTATAGGATTGTATGGTATGATTTCCTATTCCATACGATGACAATGTAATAGTATTTACTCCAACTACTGCATCATCAAATGTATTATGTAGTTTAATTGTATATGGTGTTTGTACATTTACATAGTATGTTGAATCTGTTGATAAACCACCTACAGAAGTTTGTCCATCTGTCTTATAAATTACTTGTTCTGCGTTTCTAAATTTATGATATGTTGTAAAACCTATAGTTGATATTGTGGTTCCTATGCCAACTAACTGAGAAGTTAAATTTGAATTAAATACTGATTGGTGAGTAACTAATTTCATATTTGGTTCGGCTTTTGCACCAATCCCATTTCCACCAGTTATTTTAATGATTGGTGATTGTAGATAATCAAATCCAGGATCAATTATTCTTATTTCTTTTAAATTTCCATTAATAGCACAATATCCAGTAGCACCAGTTCCAACAGAATCGTTAATATTGAGAATTGGTGGATTGATTATATCATAATCAAATCCAGATGATACTACATTAATTTCTTCTAATGCACCATATGAAATATTATCTGTGGATTTATAATTAAGAATCTCAACACCATTAATTAAAATGCCGATTTTTCCTGGATTGGTTTCATATTGATATCCATCATTTACTGGCGGTGAGATTTCTCTCAATAAATTTTGTGATGATACTATTTTAGAATTAAATTTTTGAAGTTCTAGTTTGTTTGAACTTACTGTTTTTGATGTGGTTATTCTTTCAAAATTTGAGTTAAAAATATCAGATCTACTTTTTGCAAATCTAATATTATTGAAATCTTCTCTTTTTACAAAATATACTCCTTCATTAAATAATGAACCGGAAGAAGTTATGGATTCTCTTGGATTATAATATATTGCATCTCCAGTATAAAAACCGTGATCAGTATTTGAAGTAATTTTAAAAATATCAGTATATGCTAAACCAACTCCAAATGTTCCAGAAAAAATTATTGATTTATCTGATGGAGTTAATGTGTATGGTGATCCTGTTTGTATATCAATATAATATGGAATAGATGAAGAAGCAATTAATGTTCTATCTTTTATTTTATATACGTTTTGTACATTGGAAATAGCACTAGAAATATTTGATTTTAAAATATTTCTTTTTATTGTATACGTATCTGTAGTGGATAAAGTACCTTGTCCATTTATTTTAATAATTTTATTGGAAAATACATCAATTACAGTAGCTGATTTTTTTACACCAGAACTATTTGTAATTGTAACAATATCACCAAGTCTAAAAATGTGAGAATCCTTAGTTGTAATTTTATAGTCAGAATTATTTACTTTTGAAACTGATTCTACATCATAAGATGGTGATATATTGAATAACCAATTATTAGATACTGCATTTTTTTCATTAACTCCAAGGGTTTTAATTTTTCCAGTATTTCCTGGTGCCAGATAATATGTATCATCTTCAATATTTAAATTGCTCAAAACCGAACGAATTTGTATCGTTATGGTTTCGTTTGAATTTTTTGAAGATTTCCCATAAGCATATGTATTGATACCAATATTTGATTCATCTAAGATTGTTTTGGTAATATTTTTACAATCAAAAAATTGATTGATAGATTTTGAATAATATGATACTATTCCAATAGTATTGTCAGAATATAATACTTTCAGTTCTCCACTTTGAGGAAATCCTATTGTAGAATCTACATCAAGAACTGTTGATCCTGTAGATACATTTCCTATCAATTTTGTTTTGGGATGAATTGAGAAATTTCCATATATTGCACCATCAACAATAAGATCTCTATTATACCCAGAATCCAAATTTAGTTTATAATATGAACCAAGTTCAGATGATATTTTTTCTACACTTGCAATTGGTGCATATGATTTTGTTATATTACCATATTCATCTTGAAATAATGTAGAATTTTCAAGATCGTATGGATTGCCAGAAACACTTTCAACAACTAAAGATTTGTATACTTTATATTGAGCATCTGAAGGTCTAAAAAGTTGTTCTTTTGGTTTAATTATACTTACATTTTCCCCATATAATGCTTTAAATAAAATTTTAAATGACTCGTTTGTTCCTTTAACCGAATAAAAATCCTTTATATGTCTAATAAAATTTGATTGGTCTAATTTTACATCAAGATCTCTATTTTCAAATCCTGGTGTTAATTGATATTTTAATTTAGATAGAAATTCTTTTAAAAATAAAGAACTTAGATTTAAAATTTTAGAACCAGCACTATGCTCTGCAGATTCTGATTGTGAAAATACTAGTTCATCTGGTTTATTTTGTTTTTTATGAGAAGTAATTCCACTAAATCCTCTAATACATCCAGTAAATGTATTAGAAGTTTTTCCTGTGTATGTAATAATTTCATCATCAATTTGAAGTAATCCATAAGATTCTGGAAATCCTTCAGTTCCAGTTGATGATTTTGCCAAATTAATTGTAATCGTATCATCAATAAATGATATACTTGAAGATAATATTACATAGTCAATCTGATTTGTATTATTGTCTAATTTTGAATATTGATCAATATTCTGTATTAAATCAGCAGGTGCTCCCTGAAACTCTTGAGAAATATAATACTGAGATAAAAATTCAGAAACTAACGGAAACTCATCTCTAACATATTCAGGAAGTTGATTTTTAACAATATTGTTAAATTGAATTCTTTTTTCTACCATTTTAGGATCTTACTAGGTTTCCGTTATTGTAACTTGATGATACTATGTAGTTTGATGCTGAAGGGTCAAGTCCAGAAGATATTTCATCTCTAATCATTTCAAATGTACTATTTGCAATATCCAATTGTAAATACAAATCTTGCAATCCAATTACATCATTTGATTGTGGTACTGCTGAGATTTCAATAATAGTTTGTCCATCCTTCACTTTACCTGATGTAATATTAATGGGATTCAATGTAATTATACCTTTTACATAATCAATTCTACCAACATTTCTTTTTATGATAGTTGGTGTAGAAGAAGATGTATTTGGAACACTGAATAAAAATATAGATCCAGTTTTTTGATTAGAATCTGGTATGTCTGAAAGATATACATCTTGAAGAATATCACTAGTCTTAAATGCAGAAGATTTAATATTATATCCATTCATACTTTTAATATGAAATTGATTACCAAATCCAATTGAATATTCTGCAAATGAATTTAAAGCAACTCTCAAATCTCTTCTCATTTGAATCTTTGTGATATTTGATGTTATTGCTTCGTGACTTTCATCAATTATTTTCAAAAATTTACTATATTTTAATCTTGCCCCATATTTGTTCATCTCAGTTGATTCTGAATATTTATTCGTATTATTCACAATAATAGTTGAAACATATTCAGAACTTGGTGCCAAATTTGTATTATAATAAACTTTTGATTCAACTTCAAGATACAGATATTTAAGATCTAAAATTTCAGGAACAATTCCAGCAACTGCATATTTTTTCAAATCTCGTTTAATATTCTCTTTAATTAGATTTGATAAAAAAGCTCCAATCCTTGGTTTAATACTTATGAAAACTTTACCGTATTGTGGAGGAACTAACTCTTCTCCACCAAATACTGATATTGATTCGGTTTCTGGATATATTTTTGCTGGAATTAATGTTTCATAATCATTTACAGTAAGTGCTCTATTTTGAGATGCGTATATTCTTGGAGCAAATTTTTTAATTGACTCTACAGATTCAATAGATTCTCCACCAGAAGAAATTGATCCAGTAGATAACAAAGATATGCCAGAAGTGATTATATATTCTTGTGAATTGCGATTATAGATCAATCTTCCACTAAATGAGAAATTTGAGATACCATTTGCACTATCTCCATTTGTACTAATATATGATATCTCAATATAGCTTCCTTCAGATAATGCTTCACCAAATACATTATCTCCAAAGAATATTTCATATCGTTCATCTTGTATTTCTTGCAAGAAGAAAACTTTAGATTTACCATTTATTTCAAATAGGCTATCTTGATAACTATACTTATTTGATACATTTGTATTCTGACTAGACTTTACAATTACTGAAATTAAATCTGTATCAATTCCACTATTTTGTAAAACAAATTTTTGATTTGGATTATTTGAAGTATATGTAAATGAACTTGATAATAAAATACCTTCATAAACTTTTATATTATCAAATGATGCAATATTATTAATTACAGGAACTGTAATATCATCAAGTATTGAAAATATAAATGATTGATTACCAAACTGATTTGCAGTTGCTGCTACAGGTCCTTTTTTTAATGTTAATGTTGATGGTGAAGGAGTAATGTTTGTAGTATCAACAAAGAAACTTATAACTGCACTTGCTGCTTTTTTTGAACGAGGAACATAACCAATATTTCTTGCAAGTGCAACAACATTTTCTCTGAGTGTTGCACTATCAATAAACAATTCATTTGCCACCATATTTGCATTATATGATGTGATATATGTATTGTATGCCAACACATCAAGAATTGATGATAGATTAGATCCATCAAAATTATAATCTGTAAAATTTGAGTTTGCTCTCAAATAATCTCTAAGAGTAGTTTTTATCTGGTCAAAATCCAGATTTGTAAAATTTACTAATGGCATTTATCTGGTTGGCAGCAAAACGAACTCTAACTGTTGTGCAGGAACATCTGCACCTATTATCTTATATACAATACTCACATCAAATGAATTGCTATCATAATTTGGAACTACATCAACACTAGATAAAGCAACTCGTGGTTCATAATTTTTAATTGAATTTTCAATTTCATTTTGAATTATATTTGCAGATGCACTGTCATTATTTTCAAAAAGTGATCTACTAATTCTAGATCCAAAATTTGGATTAAAAAACTTCTCGCCAGGTAAGGTAAAAACGATATTGCGAATTGAACGTGCAATTGCTGTCTCGTTTTTAAGAGCAATTAAGTCATTATTCAATGGATTATATTGAAAAGTCATACTAAGATCTTTAAACCCTTGACTTACCCTTTCTAGAGGCATTTAATTATTATATCTATGGTTATTTATTCAGTTTTTCTTGACTTCATATAGTGGTTCTGTACCATACTCCCAATCATCATAGTCATCATCATTACGAATTTTTTCGTGAATCTCATTTTGAATTGCAAAATCGTGTTTTTTGGGAGTTAAATCATCATTGTTGATTTCACGAAGCATTTTTGATGAATTTTTTGTATAATCAGTGATTAATTTTTCTGTTCCCCACATTTCTCTCATATAATCTTGATTTCTATCTGATTGTTTGCCCATTGTTTTCTCCTGATTTTGTGAAATCAGAACTTTTAAAGGGGTTTCTATCCCTTTTCAATTAAATCATAATCATCTTGAAGAATTTCTTTTAAATATTCTTCACTCCAATTGTCATAATAATCAGTTTTTGCTAATTTCTTTCTAAATTCACGTAATTCTTCTTTTGGTTGAGCTAGAATTAGATTATAAAGTCCATTATTTGTCTTTATATCTTTTATGTAGGTATTATAAGAAGCACAGTCTTCAAAAAATTTCCAATCACTATACTTTTCGTTATAAATTTGTACCAATCTCTGAACCTCCGGAAGGTCAAATGAGTTCTCAATGGCATACACAATCACCTGATATCCTTCAACGGGCACGATGGCGCTCGCAGCGCACTCTACAATCAGATATCTTGCTTTTGCTGCAAATGGACAGATAGAAAAATTACCTAATTCCTTTCTTACCTTTGATACTTCTTTAATCCATCTGCGAATGTTTCTTTCAACTTCAGATTGCCTCATTTGCTTTTCTTCAAACGGTTTATTTCTAGAGAGAGACGCGGAACGCCGGTAATTTTTTACTATAAATTCTTAAAAATACAAAAAAAAGCATTCAGAAAAACTTCCAAATGCTTTGAAGAATTATTTCTTAGGTAATGTACGCTTATCTGGACGGGACTTACCTCCCTTATGAATCCATTTAACTCCCATTTTACTTACCTTGTCCTCTTAATGGTTTACGTGGTTTATTTCTGCTAGTTGCAGAGTACTTTGTATTCTTTCCATTACCCTGTCGGGTATTCTTTGGATGTGAATCAATACCATCTGATCCACTCAGTGATTTGCGTGTTGCCATAGTTAAATTTCCTCCATTTCAAGTTCATTTGGATCAATATCTTCTCCGACATAAAATTGTTCGGAGAAGTCTTGAAGAATCTCACTACATTCTTCTGCAGTGAGATTCATATAAATTTTACGACCTTTGTATAAAAGATTGTAAATTTTTTCTTTCATCAGATTACACGAGTCTTCTCGTGCCCAACCCGAATGCGCGGATCGCACCAGATCTTGAAACCTTTCTCAATTGCATCTAAACAGAATGATACATCTTCTCCGCACATATCTTGTACGGCACCCGATTCAAAAACCTGCATCTTCGGCGCGAACCAAGGATATTCAAGATTTTCAAATACTCCCTTCTTAATTAGCACCCATCCGAAACCAGTATAATCAACAGTGAATGGCTTCTTACGCTTTGAGATAGATTCCGTATTTTCGTGATTCATTACACCACCATTCTTACGGAAGTCATCTTCTTCTAACCAATGAGCGACAGAAGTTGTGTAACCATCCTCTGTGGCATACCACCCGGCAGTGATCTCACGTTCTGTGCCATCTTCAGAGAGTGAAAGATCACACAATTGCCAGAACTTCTGTGAATCAAAAACAATATCACTATCAATCCAAAGTTGATAATCATACTGAAGTTTTCCATCCCAGGGAATTTGCTTTGGACCACGTAGTACATTTGCACCAAGACACTTACAACGGGCGAAATTCACCATTGATGAATAGTCTTGAGAAATTTGAATGCTCATTCCATTTTGTACTAAGTCAAAACAAAGTTGTACAAATGCCTTGAGAAATGTAAATGAACATCCACGACCGGGTAAGCAAAATACAATGCTCTTTCCACGCATACGTTCCTTAATCGCATCATAATCCCACTCTTCCTTTTTTGTGGGCTTCGGAGCAGCAGCTTTAACAGTAAATCCTTTTGCCATAATTTGAAATCAATTTCAGTTTAATTTTAGCGTTCTATTTATATTTTGTCAATGTGACATCTCTAAATTTTTCATAACGTCCAGTTCCTCATATGAAAGATCACTCTCAGTTGCTTGGCAGTCTAGTAATTGTGCCAGTAAATTGAGAGTAGACCATTCAATTTTGAACTGCTCCTCTGAAAGAGAGTGTCTGACACATTTATTCTTTACATATATGTGGTATATTTTGTCCATAATTTTTGCGCGATTTTTTTTTTTCGGAAATTTATCGTGTCAACGCATTATATATTAGAGCAAAACAAAAACCAATAACCATAAAAAATGGTCGTGGATATCTGATTATCCATCCGACCAGCAATACTCTCCAAAAATTCCAATAGGGGGTTTTCATAATAAAATTTGGAGAACATTTTTTTTATTTCAAGTGATATTGAGAGCTCGTTTTGTCACGTCTGTAGGTTAGGAAGGACCCTTTTTTTATATACGGGGCATCGCCAACCAATAACAATTAAACAACATAACATAATACTGTCCATACACGAACAGTGATTGAACGAATAACTAATCAATCACTGTTGTTTAATTGTAAGAGAACGAACAAGTGATTACCAACGAACTGAGAGATCTTCTACGTAACTATCTACGTGTTCATTTGATTCAAGGTTAAAGAGTTTATTCCAATTAATATCACGAGGATTAAAGTCTTCAAGAACATCAAGTTCCAGAGTAACACGATACTTATGCTTTTGAGTTGACAGATACGAATTGACCATAAGAAACCTCCCAGTAAAACAGAATGAACTTCTTTGATTATAGACCATAACAAACGAACTGTCAATATACGAATATAACAAATCCACCCTTATCTGATACACTTCAAAAAGGGTTAGTAAGTACGAGCTATGTATTATACCAATCAATCAACGTATCAAGTGTTTCTGAGTATGCTGCTCAACGATTTTGTTATGCCGGAGACCGTGTTCAAACTCCCTCTTGTATGATATAGGTTATCTGCTTCATTCTGTCAGATTGTTACCTCTTGGTCCCGTAGGAGAGTTCAAGTGCTGCTCAAACGAATGAGTTAGATGTTTTATTTATACAAGTAAACGAAATCCACAGGTTTATATAAGTTTTCCACAGGACGAATCTTATAAACTATTGCAAACACTCAGATAATTATAAAATCTGTGGAAAACTCATATGTGTGAACTCTGACAGTCCCTCAGGGGGTATTGACATTATGCGGCGAGTGTGTTATGATAGGCAGTCTAAGATAACAACATAAACAGACATAAAAAGAATAATAACACTATCAGAACTCAGAGATACATAAGTTTTCCACAGACCTGTTGAATACTCAATACATTAAATATAACATTATCATTATATTACATTATAATAGTACATACAAACACATATACAATTAATTCATCCGAGTTAATTGATTACGAATATCAAACACTTCCATATCATCCATATCAATCATATCCATATCAACTGTTTCAAACTCATTCAGATTAACTATTCCATTCTCATACAATGGAGCATATGTAAGTTCATTGTATTCATCAAGTGAGAATACACAACCGTATCCTTCTTTGTAGATCATATTCATTTAGTGTGCTCCAGTTCCTGTTTGATTTGTTTGAGATTCATTCCTGCCCAAAGATCAAGGGCAATATCTGCTTTTTGAATTGCAG